ATTTATTTTGAGTCTGAGTCTGCTCTCAGCAAGGATATCATTGAGTCCAGAGGAATTGATTCAAAGCGTATGGTAATATTCCCTGTTGCTACTATTGAAGAGTTTAGAACTCAAGCAGTAAGGATTGTTGACAAGTATATGAAAGAACCAAAGGAGGAGCGTCAACCATTGATGTTTGTTCTTGATTCTCTTGGTATGCTGAGTACATCAAAAGAGATGGAAGACATCTCTAATGATAAGCAGGTCAGGGACATGACCAAATCACAGTTGATCAAGGGTGCATTCAGAGTATTGACATTGAAACTAGGACAAGCAGGTATTCCTATGATTGTCACGAATCACACATATGATGTGATTGGATCCTATGTGCCAATGAAAGAAATGGGTGGTGGTGCTGGACTAAAGTACGCAGCATCTACTATAATATACTTATCCAAATCAAAGGAAAAGGAAGGCACTGATCTTGTTGGTAACATTATCAAGTGTGAAGCAAAAAAATCTAGATTATCTAAGGAGGGTGCTAAAGTTGCTACAAGATTATTTTTTGATGACCGTGGACTGGACAAATACTATGGACTCATTGAATTGGGTGAAAAGTACAACGTCTTTAAGAGGGTGGGAAACCGTATCGCCATTGGTGGTAGTAATGTTTACCCTAAGTCTATACTCGGTGATCCTGAGAAATACTTCACAGACGAAGTGATGGCAAAATTAGAAGAAGCAGCACGTACTGAATATAGTTATGGCAACTGAAAGAATTGAAGAGACTATCTTACGAAACCTCATTCATGATGAGGAATTCTATCGTAAGGTAGTACCATTTCTTAAAGCAGATTATTTTATTGAACTTCAGGAGAGAGTGATCTTTGAGGAGATCAGTGATTTCTCTACCAAGTATGATAAGAATCCTACTAAGGAAGTTCTTAACATCAATCTACAGAATAGAAGTGACCTGACTGATGAAACCTTTCAACAATCTCTTGCACTGATCAAAGAGTATACAGATGAATGGGTTGATAAAGATTGGTTAGTAGATTCTACTGAAAAGTGGTGTCAAGATCGTGCTATATATCTTGCACTTATGCAGTCAATTAAGATTGCAGACGGTGGAGACAGCAAGCTAGACAAGGGTGCTATACCAACCATCCTTCAGGAAGCTTTGGCTGTCTCTTTTGATGAACACATCGGACATGACTACATTGAACAATCTAAAGATAGATATGAGTTCTACCACAGGACAGAGGAGAAAATTCCCTTTGATCTTGAAAAGTTTAACTATATTACGAAAGGCGGTCTACCTAATAAGACTCTCAACATCGCTCTTGCTGGTACAGGTGTCGGGAAAAGCTTATTCATGTGCCACATGGCTAGTGCCTGTCTCACATCGGGGAGCAACGTTCTCTATATTACATGTGAAATGGCAGAGGAGAAGATTGCTGAACGAATTGATGCAAATCTTTTAAACTGTAATATTAGAGACATTGCAGAGTTACCAGAAGTTTTATTTAATAGTAAAGTACAGGAGATTGCTAGAAAGACACAGGGTAAACTCATTATCAAAGAGTACCCTACTGCATCAGCACATGCAGGTCATTTCAAGTCACTCTTATCTGATCTAAGTTTGAAAAAAGACTTCAAACCTGATATAATATTCATAGACTATCTTAATATATGTGCAAGTGCGAGGTATAAAGGTGCGGTTGTCAATTCTTATACGTATGTTAAAGCGATTGCGGAAGAGCTTCGTGGTCTTGCTGTGGAACATAACGTACCGATTGTCAGTGCTACTCAAACTACTCGTGCTGGTTTTGGGTCTAGTGATCCTGACCTCACTGACACTTCAGAATCCTTTGGACTCCCTGCTACTGCTGACCTTATGTTCGCTCTCATTTCTAGCGAGGAATTGGAATCCCAAGGACGTATAATGGTCAAGCAATTGAAGAATAGATACAATGATCCTACCAGTAACAAAAAGTTTATGGTGGGTATTGACAGATCTAAGATGAGGTTGTATGATGTTGCTGATAGTACATCTGTAATGGATACAGAGGAAGAAGAGATGCCTCAGTTCTCTGAAACACAAAATAGATTATCTAAATTTGCTGAATGGAATGTATAAATTATGACTATTGATTTTAAGAAGTATGAGCACTTTGTAGACGCTGTTACTTCAGATGCTTCAACTAACTTTGTTGACTTCGCTGATCGTATTGGTGAACTTGATAGAGAAGGTGCTAACATTGAAAGACTTCTTACTTCTGGTGTTGGTATCAACGCTGAAGGTGGTGAGTTCTTAGAGATTATTAAGAAGATGATCTTCCAAGGTAAGCCATGGAATGAAGATAATAAAGAGCATCTAGTTATTGAACTAGGTGATATCATGTGGTATGTAATGCAAGCATGTATGGCATTAGACGTGGACATTGAACAAGTTATTAGGATCAATGTAAACAAACTAGAGAAGAGATATCCTGGTGGATCATTTGATGTAGAGAAATCTGAGCATCGTAGAATTGGTGATCGCTGATGCCATTAGATGTTCTCTATCCAACACCAATTTATTCTGATTATATTCAAAATGAAAAATTAGTCAGAGATGAGATAGATGATGCAATCCAAAAAATAAATTTTTCCCATAAGAAGGAATGGGGTACTACACATCTTTTATCTGATTCTAATTTTAAAGAAAATTTAATTGAAAAATATAATCTAAAAAATTTACAGAATGAAATTGATGTAATGTTAAAACAGTACCTCAAGGGATTATTTAAATTGCCTGAAAATTTTGAAGGAGAACTTGGTGATTACTTTATTAGTCACTCGTGGATCGCTATGTTTGAAAAAGGTCATTATGGACATATTCACAGTCATGGTGAAGCAGACATAGCAGGTGTATATTATCATAAAAAACCAAAAGGAACTAGTGATTTATTTTTTGCATGTCCTGTACCAGGATTAGAAGAAAGTATTATTACTCAAAAATGGGGGCAACGAACTGAAGTTAAAGCACCTCAAGGTGCAATGCTTCTTTTTCCTGGTTGGTTGAAACATGGTATTCAATCTAACCCATTAGAGGAGAAACGAATTAGCGTTTCATTTAACATTGTTTTTAACAGAGAAAGATTATATAATAATGAAAAAATTTACTACTGATGATATTTCAATAAAAGACATAGATTTCTGTGCAATGTCTGTACCATATAGGATTGCAGACCTGTCTGTTGTAGTTCATCTTGAAGATTTTAAAATTATAATGCAACAGATGTGGAAGTCTCGTAACAGTGAACCTCAAATTGGTGAGTTGTATGAAAAGTACAAAGGAGTTACATACTTGGAGGATAAATAAGAGGGATAGTACCCTCTTTTTTAATGGCAAAACAAGGAAGACATATTGACAGTAAATATAATCTGAGTGGACCTTGGTTAAAAGCATACAATGAGGTTGCTGATAGTCTTGGTGGTGATGGTTATTCTTATTATGATATTGATGTAAAAAAATTAGTCAATCCTGATGAGACTAAAGGAAAATTATATTTAAACTTTATTACATATGTACCACGTGCTAGAAGAGCACAAGCAGGTCAACAAATCAGAGCATCAATTGAGAGAAAAGGACTTAAAGCAGACTTTAAGAGAGAAAATTATGAAGTAGATATCACTGCTACTGATGGAAGAATAAACAAAATTATTCGTTTACAAATTAAACCAGAATCAGGTGGTGGATCTGGTGGTGGTGCAAGAGAAACAAAAAGAACTGAGTGTGCTCAATGTTTATATGCATCATATGTTTTTAATATCATTGGTGATTTTATACATGACGAAAACAGCATTGACTTAGAAAAATTAGAGAAGGCAAAAGACTTTATTCATATTGATGATTCTATATCAGAGATCATGCCTGATAAATTGTCACCAGATTGGGCAAGATCATGCATACGTGGAGCAAATGCTTTATGGGAAAGGTATGGAAAAGGTGGACAAGCAAAAGGAAAGTATCAATTTTATAGAGGAAAAGGTTTAGATGGGTCTAGTACATCTGGTGAAAGTATTGCGAAGGCATATGCTCGTTGTAATAAAGAAGAGAAAAAGTTTTCATCAGAAGATAAGTGGAATCCTGCCGATATATGGATGGCAACATCAAATTTTGATCCTGGTATGTTACATGTTAGAGATGGTAGATCATTTAAAATTACAACATGGCAATATTTAAATGAAATAATTCAAGATCAATATGATAGTGGTGATTTAATTGGTATTTCATTAAAGAAAATAGAGAATCCAACTGCAAAATTAAATGCTATTAATGTTGATAAAGATGCACAGAAAAGAGAAGTAGAAAAACTTGGATATAAGAAAAAAGGACTCATCTTCCAGAACATGAAGATGAAAAAAGAAGACGATAGGTATCCTATGGATGCTTATATGTACTATGACAACGGACAAAATGATAGATTTCAATCAAGAAATTTTGGAGGTGATACAAAATCATCTTGGCAATTAGAGTTAAAGGGTTCTGCTGCTAACATGGGTCGGATGGGTGGTGGTAGTGTAGATACTGTTCTTGATGGATTGAATGTATCATTTCCACCAGCAAATTCAATGCATAGTACATTTGATAACACAAAAATATGGAATGATTGTGGAAAGAAAAGTGCAAATGTAGGAAAGGTATGTAGAGAAATTGTTAGATTGTTAAAATTACATAAAGCAGCAGGTATGGATGTAAATCCTAGTGTGGATGAAGAAAATGATTACATTCTTAGGGTATCAAAACGATCACAATCTTACAGATATAGTAAACTATTAAGTTTATATTTACTTGATGCTATAGAAAGATCTAACATTGAGAATACTATTATAAGAAACTTGTATTTGTATGCAGCATCAAAGAGTGATGCTTCATGTGTATTTTTAAAAATGGAATAATGGCAAACGTAAAACAATTAAAACACTTAGAACATCTAGAGGATGAACTTCTTAATTATGGAACTGTAGGTTGTGAAGCAATCGTGGGTCATTTTCGTGAAGTATATAATTTACTTGGAACTAAGAATCCTATAGATGGTAATCCAGGTGGATTTGTACAAACTAAATGGGATGGAGCACCATCTATAATCTGTGGTGTGGATCCTATGACTGGTATATTTTTTGTTGGAACTAAATCTGTTTTCAATAAAACTAATCCTAAACTATGTGCTTCTGAACAAGGTATAGATGAATTATATGCAGAAGAAAAACCTGGCCTAGCAATAAAATTAAAATCAGCATTAAAACATTTTAGTAAATTGGGTATAGATGGGGTTATTCAAGGAGATTTAATGTGGACAGAGGGTGATTTAAAACCAGAAGTTGTGTTAGGAGAAAAGAATTTAGTTTTTAAACCAAACACTATTACATATGGTATACCAATTGCACATAAGAAATTGAGTGATAAAGCATTACGATCAAAAATTGGTGTTGTATTCCATACTCATTACACTGGAAGTCTTTTAGAAGACATGCAAGCAAAACCAGGTGTGCAAATTGATAAATTTAATAAAACTCCTGACGTTTTCATTATTGATAACGATACACCTATGGATAGGGTTGGATTGAATTCAACAGAAAAAAGAGAGTGGTTGGGTTTAATTGATTGTGTAAACAATAATTGTAAAAAGTGTGGTCCTTTTTTAGATGAACTAGTTCTTCTTGGTAGTGGAGCAAATCCTAGAGGTGATACTAAATATCATATCGCACCATATATAAAAACATTTTTTAACTCAGAGATACGAGAGAATAAAGTAACTACTAATGTTACTGAAACCTTGAGTAATATGATTGAATTTTATCATACTAAAATGCACAAATTAATTTCTGGTATAAAAACTCCTAAAGTTGTAGTTCAAAAAAAGATGTTAGTAAACTCTACTCTTAAATATCTTGCTGAAAAGGAGAGTGAGTTTAAAGCAATGATTGCTTTGTATAGAGACATACAACATATTAAGACATTAGTTATAGATAAGTTAGACCCACTAGAAAAATTTAAAACATATATTTTAAAAGAAGGTAGGTATGAAGTAACTAGACCAGAGGGTTATGTTCTACATAGACAAGACGATATGGTAAAATTTGTAGATCGTCTTGAATTTTCTAAGAACAATTTTATTGGGGGATCTTTTCAAACATGACTATTAGCGGTATTGGAAGACAAAGTAAAATTGTATCTGGAACAGCACTAAAAGCAGCAAGTACAGATCCTATATTAAAAAATATTGGTAGGAAAGCTTATTTTACCTTTGGTAGATTCAATCCTCCTACAAAAGGTCATAGAGAAAACTTCACTGCTATTGCAAATATGGCAACAGGATATGATTTTTTTATTTACTGCTCTCAATCACATGATAAGAAAGGAAAGAACCCATTAACATTAGAAAGGAAACTATATTATATGAGAAAGATGTTTCCTTTTATAGACAGAGAAAAAATAATTGGTGCTAAAACACCAGTTGATTGTCTACAAGATTTAATGATGAGAGGTTATGATCATGTTTGTTTTGTTGTTGGGTCTGATAGAATAAAATCTATGGAATTTATTAAGAAATACAATGGTAAAGACTATACATTCCTATCTTTAGAAATTAAATCATCTGGTCAAAGGGATGCTGATGGTGATACTTTTAAAATATCTGGAACTAATCAAAGAATAGCAGCATTTAATGATGATTTTAAAAATTTTAGAAAGGGAACACCTAGCACTTTAAGTGACAATGGAGTAAAATCTCTTATGAAAGAGATACAAGAAAATTTACCAGCGAATTTTAAATGAAGGACTTTAAGAAACTACGTGAACAAGCACTAAGACAAAACTTCAGGAAAAAAGAGGTATTTGTTGAAGGTGATATGGTAATGAATGCCCTTACAGGACAGAAAGGAACCATCCATAGGTCAGGTGTGAACTATGTTATCT